AAGACATAAGACACTTTGCAGGAAGTTTACTTGTATTTTTCTTGGTTGTTTTGATATTATTATATCTATCAAAGTATCAAATACCAAGTGAGAACGCACAAATAGTAAATACCCTTATAGGTATGATAGCGGCATCAATTGCCATGGTCATTGCAAGTATTACTGGTAGAAACCCTGATGACTTAGACGCTGCTAAGAAGAAGATAAGCAATTTGGAGATGAAGATAGAGATGCTTGTCCAGTCTAAGGATATGCTTGAGAATATGCTTATAAAAGTACAAGACGATACCATTGATAGACTACTATTAAACAAGACGCTTCAACACGATGACTGCAAAAGTGGTAAATGTAAGTGTAAAAACCAATGTAAAAATGAGTCTTAAATATTTTAAGTATGAAGAATTTGCGTCTCCAGATGTGCCTCATTCTGGTAACTATATGGATGATGATTTTCTTACAATGCTCGACAATGCTCGTGAGTTGGCAGGGATACCCTTTAAAATCAACTCAGGATATAGAACTATCGAACATAACGATAAAGTTGGAGGAAAACAGAACTCAAGCCACATTGTGGGAAAAGCAGTTGATATTTCAATACGCAATTCAAGAGAGAGATGGATTATACTTGATGCCCTTATGCAAGTTGGATTCAATAGATTCGGTTTGGCAAATACCTTCATCCATGTCGATTCAGACGATTACAAAGACGAAGACGTTATCTGGACATACTAATACAGTCGGTAGTACGCTATGGCTAAAAAGAAGTTTAAAGATACAGCAGTAGGTTCTTTCCTACTTCAAAAGATACCTAAAGTAGTAGGTGCAATAGCACAAGACACTCCTGTAGGGAACGTAATAGAAGCTATTATAGGAGGTTCTGACATGAGTAGCGAGGATAAGGACATCGCACTAGAGAAACTACGCTTAGAACGCTCTGAAATGGATGGTGTTACTCGAAGGTGGGTAGCTGATAGCAGAAGTGGGTGGTTAGCTCAAAATGTAAGACCACTAACCTTAGTGTTCCTTACTATCTCTTATGTGGCAGGGTGGTACATGGGTTATCCTTTAGATTCAATAACAGGTCTACTTACTATAGTTATCGGTGGATACTTCGGTTCAAGAGGTGTAGAAAAGGTATTTGGAAACAATAAACATAAATAATGGCAAAACAACAAATATCCGTTCACTACAAAAAAAACAAAATAAAACGCAAAGGTGTTCATGCTAAATCTAAAAGCAGTGCGCTCAAGTCCTCCAAGAATTATATAAAAAAATATAGAGGACAAGGTAAAGTTTAAGGTTAATGTTATATATTTGTGATGAGTTTATATCATATACTCGTATAGTTTTTTAATGGTTTATCCTTTTAAAAGTGGTTTGGTTTTTACTGAGCCACTTTTTTTTGGCAGTTAGAGATTTAATCGTTAGATTTGTAGATAACTTAAAATTATACGTTTATGAATAGAGATAAACTAGCAAAACTCTACAAGAAGTATGAGCTTAGTTCTGATGAAATATTCAAGCATCAGCACTATATGATTATCACTAGAGCAGGTATCGATAAGATACAGGCTATAGAGGGTATCAACATCGAGTACGATGTCATTAATTCTTTACCTAACTTTTCAGTGGTTAAAGCCAATGCTAATAAAGGGGAAAAGAATATCGAAACCTTTGGTTCTGCCTTAAAGGGAGAAACCCATAGGGATGGAAACTGTAACACTTGGTACGTCATGGAAATGGCTGAGAAAAGAGCTATGAGTAGAGCTGTACTAAAGATGACAGGATTCTATGAGTTAGGAGTCTTTGGAGAAGATGAATCTGAGGATTTCAAAAGAAAGAATATTTAACCTTTATTTTATAATTATGAATAACAATTCACCAAAAAAGTACGTTGGAAACGGAAAACAAGTTGTAAATCAATCAACTGGAGAAAAGTACCGATTAGTAAACTTCTCTATTGCCATGAGCAAAGTAAGAGAACACGTCTACGAGTACAAAGGAGAGCAATACCTAAGAATGACTATGGGTGCTAACAAGGATGGTGCTAATGAGTATGGTCAAACCCATAAAATTTGGATTGACGAATACAAGCCAGATGCCAACAACAATAACAATGCTCCGAAGAAGGAGGCTGTTAATTCAGGGGATGGGCTACCATTCTAATCAATAACTAAGATGGGGGTAGGGCGATAGTTTTATCCCCATTTTTATTATATCAATATGAAAACTAGATTTATAAATATCAATGTTTCCTTCATGAATAAATCACTTAGTGTCACCGAAAGCGCATTGCTTTCTTTAATAAAGGGATTGAGTAAGAAGAAAGGTTACTGTTTCGCTTCAAATAAGGCGATTTCCGACACTTTAAACATATCAGATAGGAACTTGTATAGGTTGCTTAATAAACTCGAAGCACAGGGCTTTATAGAGCGTGATACTAAATCCACTGGACACTATGGAAAAGAGCGTAAGATTAGATTATCTCCAAGTGCCAATATGGCAGATTATAGTATATAGTTATATATATAAAAATAAAAAAAATATATATACCATGTTATATTTATATATTACAATATAATGATTTTAGAACAAAGCTTTAGTAGTTTAGGCATAAGGGTAAAGAACAATGGTGTACAACAAAAAGTACAATGTCCTAATTGCATAAAACTAGGTAAAGAGAACTACAAGGATACTTGTCTAAGTATCAATTTAACAGAAGGATTATATAATTGCCATAAATGTGGATGGCATGGCGTATTGAAAACAAACAATTCATCAATGATAGAAACAAAGAAAAGCTATAAGAAACCCCAAAAGAACAAATTAAAGAAACTTACGAAGCAAGGCAGAGCATTCCTTAATGCCAGAGGAATAACAAACGAGGTTATTAATAACAACAAGATAGTATCATCTGTAGATAACAAGAGTATTGTTTTTCCTTATTTTGTAGATAACGATATAGTAAATTATAAAACACGAGGTATCGATGGCAAATTCTTTACGCAATCTAAAGATGCCGAACCAGTAATATACAATTATGATAATTGTAAGGAGCAAGATACCATTGTAATATGCGAAGGTGAAATGGATTCATTGTCTTGGGAAGTGGCAGGTATACCATTCCACACAAGTGTAAACATGGGTGCTCCTAATCCTAACGACAAAAACATTGATAAGAAGTTGGAGTGTATCACTAACTGTTACAATGTGTTTCAGAGTGCCAAAATAATCTATATAGCTACCGATAACGATGATAATGGAAGAAACCTTGAGAAAGAGCTTGTAAGGAGGTTTGGTGCTGATAAATGTAAATTAGTCGATTTAAGACCATTTAAAGACGCTAATGAGGTATTACTCCAAGAGGGTGTAGAAAGTCTAAGAGAACGTCTTAAAACGTCTCACAGCCCTAAGTTAGAAGGCATCTTTTCAGTAGAAGATGTTAGTGATAGTATGTTAGATGGTTATCACAATGGTCAAGAAAGAGGTACTACAACTTACATACCTGCTGTGGATAGTGCTTGGACTTGGAGAAACGGAGAGGTAAATATCTGGACAGGATATCAAAACGAAGGAAAGTCGATGTTCTTGAATCAACTGGCAACAATTAAAGCGTATTATGATGGTTGGAAGTTTGGAGTGTTCTCACCTGAGAATATGCCCATGAATGATTTCTTCAATGATATCATAGAGATGTACATGGGGAAAAGTGCAGACCCATTCTACAAAAGTCATCAGATGTCTTTAAGTGAATATAAGGATGCTATGGACTTTGTTAAGAAGCATTTCTTCTTAATATACCCTAAGAAAGATTTTACCCTTGATAACATTTTTCATCGAGCAAGTTATTTAGTTAAGACAAAAGGTATTAGAAGTTTAATTATAGACCCATACAACACAGTTCAACATAAGATGAACAGAGGTGAAAGAGAGGATTTATATATCTCTAGGTTTATGAGTGAGCTTAAAAGGTTTGCCTTGGATTACAACATTTCAATACATTTGGTGGCTCACCAAGTAACCCCATCAAAAGGTGATGATGGTAGGTATTTTAAACCAGATGTAAATAAGATTAAAGGTGGAGGTACATTTGCCGATAAAGCCGATAATGTGATGTTTATATGGAGACCAGAGAGAGCATTGGATTTCTCTAACACTGCTGTAATATTCGGCAGTCAAAAGATAAAGAAACAGAAGTTAGTAGGGATACCGCAAGAAGTCCATGGGATTCACTTTGACGTTAAATCGCAAAGATATATGTTTAACAATTCAACACCGTTTACAGATATAGATGCCAAAAGAAGTTAAAATTACTTTACCCACTCATTCATTTAGTGGGAAAAAGAAACTGTATTTAAATCTTAATCATTATAGGAATTGGCATCACTCTGTTAGTAGTAATGTTAAACGTAATTACTATTATTCAATACAAGATAAATTAGACTTTGAATTTAGTGGCGAAGTATCTATTCATTATAAATACTATGCTCCTGATAAAAGAGTTAGAGATTTAATGAATGTAGTTAGTGTGGTAGATAAGTTCTTCCAAGACTCTATGGTAATGTGTGGTTGTATATTAGCAGATGATACGAGTATCGTTAAAAATATAACAGCTAAGTATATGGGAATAGATACGGGTAATTCACGAATAGAAGCAACAATTAAATCAGTTTAATATGTATGTACAATTTTTCCCTATATATGGGGCAATGATAGGAATCAATTACTGGAATACAGAACTTGATACCGATGAAGATGTAGAGGAAATAGAACACCTCATACAATTTATGTTTTTTATAATAGGTATATCATTTCACTTTTGGAGAAAGAAAGACTAATAGATTTACTGGCAAAGAGTCATAAAGATTGGGTCAACATGGCAAAATCTTTCGGATGCACAAAGGAGCAATCTCATGAATTAGTTCAGGAGATGTATGTTAGGCTGAATAAATACATAGATAAAAAGGACAAGATTATGTATAATGAATCTGAAGTCAATACGTATTATGTCTACGTTACTTTAAGGAATTTGTTTTTATCTGGGTTTCATAAGGGAATAGACAAGCATCACTTACCTTTGAACGATGCTGTAGATGTTGAGTCGAGTGTTGTAGATTATGAGAATGAAGATACATTTAATAAACTTGTAGATGAAATAGACGGTGTTGTTTCATCTTGGTATTGGTACGATAAAAAGATATGGGACATACATTTCTATAAGAAAATGAGCATGAGAGGGATAGCAAGAGAAACTAAGATAAGTTTAAGTTCAATTTTTAATACGCTTAGTAATGCTAAACAAAAAGTCAGGGAAAAAACCGAAGAATATTATGAAGAATATAGACAAACCAAGTAGGGGGTTAGGAGACACTATTGAGAAGATAACCACAGCTACTGGCATCAAGAAAGCAGTAGAATGGCTCTCCGATGGAAAAGACTGTGGATGCGACAGGAGGCGTGATTTTTTGAATAAGATGTTTCCTTATAAGAAAGTAGAATGTCTTTTAGAGCCAGAGTATGAGTTTTTAAATAAGTACTTTATAGCCAATAAGAATTCTATAACACAAAGCACTCAGAGGGATTTAATAAATATATTTAACAGGGTATTCAATGAAAAAGCAGTTCCTACAAGTTGCAGTCCTTGTTTTAAAAACAGAATCCATAACGAATTAAAAAAAGTGTATGAGCAGTACAAGTCTGATAAAGAACAGAAATAAAGTAAAGCAAGTTATAGACTTTACAGGGGTGCAAAATGGAAAGCTCCACCCATCAGATATTGATGGTGTACTTGAATTTGATAATAAGGTTTTGATTCTAATAGAGGTTAAACGTAAATTCAAACCTATACCTACGGGACAGAGGTTACTACTAGAGAGAATTAGTGATAGTTGGCACACCAACGAGAAGTCTATCGTTCTAAAGGTAGAGCATGAGTGTGATGATGATAATATAGATATTCCTCTTGAGCAATGTAAAGTTACGAGAGTGTACTATAAAAAGCATTGGGTTACACTTCCAGAGCCACAAGGATTTGTAAACTACGTTAATAATTTAGGTAAAGAGTGGGATTGTAAAAAATGTAAATTTTAGATTTATGGGAGATAGTATCTCAAGCTATTGGAATAGAAATGACACAAACGGTAAACCGACAAAAACAAAAAGACTCAAAGACGTTAGCGACCCTATAGTGGAAAGCGTAAAGACGATGCTCACTCTTAGAAGTAAGATTGGTGTAGCAAAATACAACACCACCTTGTATGATAATGAGCTTACTACGACACAATGGTTACAGCATCTACAAGAGGAATTATTAGATGGAGCTTGTTATATAGAACGATTAAAGAAAAACTTAGAGCAGTGAAAGAGACTACACTTATAAATATGAGAAGGGAAATAAAAGAACTCCAGATATTCTGCGTAGCTCTATCCCGAAGACTAGACAAATTAGAACCAAGTAATAACGATAAAAAAGAATAATTATGCCTTTAAACATGAAACCCAAGAAGTACGAGGAAAAAGCAGACTTCAATAAAAGATGTATGAATAACGCAAAGATGATTCAAGAATTCCCCGATAGAGAACAACGCTTTGCTGTATGTCAAACTCATTGGAAAGGAAACTTTGACCCAAAACAATAAAATGTTAAAGTTCTTGTAGTTGTTTAAATTTTTGTATAGATTTGCTTAAAACTATACGATATGAAAGTAATACTCAACTTACCCAAGTTATTTATTATATTCCTACTTTTAGCGTTCTTCTATATACTTGAAGTTATCGTGTATATAGTGTACTATCTGATAGAATCCCCACTTAATTTTATAGGGAGTCGGATAGAAAAAATAATAAGAAAACTATTAAGTTACGTTAGATAATGGGAAAGACAAAAGAACTTATGGAACAAGAATGGTTCTATGAATCACAAAGAGCAGAACTTCATTGGATGGAGCAAGAATACGAACAATCAAAACATAAATATGCAAGAAAGTATAACCACCTTAGACAACAGAGTCTGGGATAAGAAAGAACTCCTTGATAAGATGATGGATGATGAATTCTATTATCATTATCTTGGAAGAAATGCTCTTTCGAGCAGTGCCATTAAAAAGCTTTTAGATTCGCCTAGAGCCTATGAGGATTCATTACTCTCAGGGTCTAAAACTAATCCTGCTTTTGAATTTGGATGGCTATTCCATACTGCTATACTTGAGCCTCATGTGTATGAGAAGCAGGTATTTGTAGATGTAAAGAGTAGGAACACAAACATATTTAGAGAGGCTCTAAGTGAGCATCCGAGACCATTCACTTGGAAGGAGAAGCATGATGTAGAAAGACTCGCAGAATCATTCTATAACAATCCTAGAGCTGTTGATATGATGCAACACACTAGAAAGGAAGTTCCTGCTATTGGCAATCTATTCGGGATGCCATTCAGGGGCAAGGCAGATATTCTTGGAGATGGATATATTGTAGATTTAAAAACCACAGGAAACATAGCTAAATTTGAATACTCTGCAAGGGAATATCTTTATAGATGTCAAGCCTTTATTTATTGTAAGTTATTCGATATAGATAGAGATGATTTTACTTTTATAGCTATAGATAAATCTACTGGCACTATAGGATTCTATGGGGTTAGTGAGAGGTCTTTCAACGCAGGGAGATATGATGTGGAACAAGCTGTAGATATTTACAAGGAATACTTCATAGAAAAGAATAAGGAAGTTTACGACTATGAATTAGAAGGGGATATATAATGTATAGACCTTTGCCAGATTGTTTAGAAATAAAAGATAGTGAAATACATGGGCAAGGTGTATTTGCTAAACAAGACATAATAGCAGGGCATAACCTAGGGATAACACATCTTGGACTGGTAGGTCAATACAGAACACCATTAGGAGGTTTTTTAAACCATAGTGATAACCCTAACTGCTTTATACATGATAATGAAGCACAGAGCTTCCTATACTCTGTTAGACCTATTAGTAGAGAAGAAGAATTAACAGTATATTATAGAAAGTACGATGTATGAAACTATAACAATTTTTTACATAACAGCAATTGCGGTTTTATTGGTGGTTATGTTTTTAGACAAATAAAATGTATTTAGACAAGAAAGAATGTTTTGACGATATCCTCCACTCTCTTAGATTGGGAGTTCTTCATGAAGCGGATATAAGATACCTCTTAGACTTCTATAAGGAGACTGAGAATTATGAATGTTGTCAAGGTGTTGTAGATGCTTATGTTGAATTTAAAAGAGAAATAAGTGGAATTATCACAGATTAGAGAATTAGTAGAATTAGAATTAAAGACAAAATTGAATCAACCAAGCAGAAGGCGTGATATTGTCTACGCAAGAAACTTATACTTTAAGTTGGCAAGAGACTACACCAGTCTTTCGTTTCGTGAGATAGCTGATGAATTAGGTAAAGACCACGCTACTGCTATTCATGGATATAAAACTTGTACTGAGGTGATATTAAAATACGATATTAAATTCATCAAAGCCCACAAGAAAATATCAAGGATACTAGGTGGTATCATAAATATTCCACTTAAACTAACTAATCCAGAGGTGTACTATAGAGAGAAATATAAGGATTTGTTATTAGACCATAGGGCTCTTATTAGCAACTTTAGAGATGTGCATTCTAGGTTATCTAAAATAAAAGGATTGGAGGTACATTGTGAGTAGTGAGGATGGTAAAAGACCAATGAAAAGAAAGGTTGATGGCAGACGTAATAACGGTGCTGTCAAAGGTGTCTCCAGAGGTCAGGGTAGACCTCGTAAGACTGCCGATAAGGACATAGCAGGTATGACCCTCAATGCCATGAAGAAAGCTTTTGGTAGCGAGGAGAAGGCTTGGATAGAGGTTGCCAAACTAGCAAAGGATGGCTCAGTTCAACACATGAAGTGGCTTCTTGAATATAGGTATGGGAGACCGAAAGAACAACAGAATATAAATATAGACACCAAGGTTAATATACCAGTGATAGACTTTAGTCAACCCAAAACAATAGATATAACACCAGAAGAAGATGGCGAGAGCAAAACAGATTAGAGACCCAAAGGATTTCCCACAGGACTTTTGGAATTACTTAGTGAATCCAATATTGGGATACTATGTGAAACCTGCATCGAACGTTTGGGGTAAACGTGATAAGAAGGATGAATAAAGTAAATCTAAATCCTAAATACCAATCTCTGTTCGATTCAGATAGCAGATACAATGTGATTACTGGAGGTAGGGGTTCAGGTAAATCTTTCGCAGTAACAGTTTTCCTAGTGTTGCTCACTTACGAAAAGAACAATAAAATATTGTTTACTCGTTATACTATGAGTTCAGCGAGTATGAGTATTATCCCTGAATTCATTGAGAAGTTAGAATTGATGGGAGTCATCGAACACTTCACTGTTACCAAATATGAGATTATAAACAATCTAACAGGCAGTTCTATATATTTCTCAGGAATTAGAACCGCAAGTGGAGACCAGACTGCCAAACTTAAATCTATCAGTGGGGTCAATACTTTCGTGTTGGATGAAGCGGAGGAGCTTACTGATGAAGAAAGCTTTGATAAAATAGATTACTCTATTCGTGCTAAAGGTGTAAGGAATCGGTGTTTGTTAATTCTAAACCCCACCACAAAAGAACACTGGATATATCAGAGGTTCTATCAGAATAGAGATATACCAGATGGATTCAATGGAGAAAGGAATAACGTAAACTATATCCATACCACCTACCAAGATAACATTGAGAATTTAAGTGGGTCGTTCGTAAATCAATTGGAGGAGATGAGGGTGCGCAGACCTGATAAATTCAAGCATCAGATAATGGGAGGTTGGCTACAGAAAGCAGAGGGTGTAATCTTCACTGACTGGCAGATTGGACAATTCAATGAGGGTATAGATTTAAAGGCATGGGGATTGGATTGGGGATTCTCCAGAGATGCCTCAGCCCTTGTAAAGGTTGCTATTGACAAAGATAGAAAAATAATCTGGGCAAAGGAATATCTATATAAAAAAGGATTGGTTACCTCTAATCTATATGATGAATGTGTAAGACACGCAGGAAAAGAACTAATTATCTGCGACAACTCTGAGCCTAGGCTTATTGCTGAATTGTCCACCAGAGGATTAAATCTAAGCCCTACAATAAAAAAGAAAGGTAGTATCTTGTCTGGTATTGCACTCATGCAAGACTATACTATAAATATAGAAGGGGAGAACCTAATCAAAGAGTTCAATAACTATGCTTGGGCTGTAAATGGCATAAAACCTATTGATTCCTACAATCACCTTATCGACTCATTACGTTATTGTGTGCAGTATATGTTGACTCGTTCAGTGCCGAAAGGAATGTATATTGTAAAATAAATTTGGTAGAGTCAAAAATAATCTATAGATTTGAATATATTTAGTTGATAATAAAATTTAATACTTAGTTTTTCATTTGTTTTTTTAGTTAGTTATGTTTGTTTAGAGAGCCACCTGTAAAAGGGTGGTTCTTTTTTTTGTATACTATCGAAATGTTAAAGTTTTGTTAAGACATTTGGCAGTTGGAAAAATAGTTGTATGTTTGTGTCAGCAATATTGCTAAATCATTTAATACTTAGAACAATTCGAAACATTTAATTTAGTTAAAAGTAATGGGGAAATTCACTTTAAAGTTAAAGCTAACACCCTTGAGAAGAAACAACAATTTGTTGGAGGTTTAATCGCTAAAAGAACAGTAAAAGGCTCAGAGAATATCGTAGTGATATTTCATGAGAATGGCATCGGAGCAAAGTTACCAGTTAATAAAACAGCAAGTAGCTTCTGTGGGTTTACAATCTTAGGAGATGTATTGATTGAAATTAAACATGAAGGTTTAGTAAAATTAACAGATGAATTCTTATGTAAGTTCTCAGCGCTTCATTCTAATATTGAGGATAAAAAAACCAACGTAGAGAGACTTCATGACATTATCAATACAAATTAATTACTTGTGTGTGTCTATTATTAAAGGGGTGTCAGAGATGATACCCTTTTTTTTTACCATTTTATTTGGCAGTTGGAAAATAATTACTATCTTGCACTCGGATTAACATTAAAACTATATTATTATGACTATTACATTACAACAAATTTTAGACAAAGTATCAAACGGTAGAGTGTTCTCTGCTAACTTCATCAAGAAGGATGGTACTGAACGTACAATGAACTGTAGGACTGGTGTTGTAAAACACACTACAGGTAAAGGTTTATCCTTTAATCCTATCTCAGCTAAACTTATTCCAGTATTCGATATGAATAAGAATGGCTACAGATTTATCAGCTTTGATAGATTGAACTGGATTAAGATAGGCGGAAAGAAATACACTAACTTTAAAAACAAATAATCATGACTAAGAAATTTGAACAAGTAGTAGACTTTTACAATTCGACCACACCAGAACAATGGTGTTACTTTCTGAATCTGATTTCAGATAAGATTTCAATACCCACTCCCAAGAATGATAAAGACGGGAATAGCTATATAGATTGTGTTCGTATTTCTCAAGAGGCTCCTGCCTGTCCCAATGGAGCCATCATACAAATCAACACTGAGGATTTTGAGAATCATTCAAACCTACTCGAAGAAGAAAAGAACCCTGTAGAGGAAATGAAAGAAATCTGGAAATCATGAGTGTAGATACAATAAGCGATATAGAAGGTGATATGTGTGAGGAAATATATGAGCTACATTCAAAAGCAGAATGGTTAAATCTTTTCGTGCATTATGTAGATAAGAATAACAAGATTCTGTATAAAGAAGCAACTGATTATGCAGATAGAATACACTTTAGGATATGATAGACCCAACAAACGACCCAGAAGGAGATATCTTTGAAGAAATAGTAGGAGATACCTTAGATTCGATAGAGAACAACCTGTCATTTATTATAGATGAATATCTCAATACCTCCGCAGTAAAGGGAGAATGGCATGAATGGTTTTATGACAATAGAAATGAAATCAAGGAAGCTATAATGGATAGGATTAAAATAGATTAATGAGAGGCATAGATAAGTTGTGTAGATTCAACGAACTCAGTAGGGGGTCTCAGATTGAGGCTCTCTACAATGAGCGTAATGCCACAATGAAAGCAGGTTATTATTATGCTGATGAGTCTATCAACAGTCTATTTGAATTTGCCGAAATTATAGGGAGCAAAGTAACTGACTTCAATATCAATTTCTACGATGAAACAAAAGAAAGTTACTGTAAGTTCAGAACTGTTTGGAAGTATAAAAATATAGATTGGTATGAGATAATAGAAAACCTATCTAAGACCGATGGATTGTTTACTGGATACTTTGCAGATGTCCACCTATTTAGATGCCTCAGAGAGTGCGTTTATGAGGACAAGGAGCTTAACCCTAACACAATCCTTAAAGAATGCTTTGGGGCTTGGCTGAGTGCCTGTAGGGAGGAAGCAAATGTATATCTTAGTGAAGATTATCTACAAAATAAGTTTTTATCTGGGGACTTCTTGTTTTTAGAGGATGGAACTTACTTTTCAAGAGGGGATAATCCCCTTAGTTATTTAGTTTAATTTAATATTATAAAAATGGAATCATTATTAAAACAACAGCAAGATAAACTTGCAAACATGGTACAATTCAAAAACCAGAACAAAACCAATGTAAAGTTTGAGGTAGGAACTACTAAAGACTACAGCTTGTTTAAGTTCTTTAATTACAACAGGGCTATTAAGGGAGCCAATCTAAAAGCAATAAAGAAAGCGATTCAAAAGAGAGGTCTTATAATGCCTATTCTGGTAACCGATGAATTTAGGGTTATCGATGGTCAGCATAGACTATTAGCTTTAGAAGAACTTGGAATGGAAGTTCATTATGTTATAGCCCATGATTATATACCTAATGATGTGGAGGAGGTTAATAACGTAGGTAAGAACTGGGATATCAGGGCAAGAGTTAATAATCTAGCTGAACATGGAAATGTAAATTTTATTGAACTTTTAAAGATGTACAAGGAATGGGGTCATACATTTTCAGAAGGAACAATCAATGATGCTTTTTTTAAAACAGGCGTAAATTCATCTAAGGCAATAAGAGATAAATCATATACTATTCACAAAAATCTTGGAACTGAGGTTTTAGAAAACGCTATAATCATGAGCGAGATAGTGCCTAAAGCAATTCAGAATAAATTCGTAAGAGCATTAAAAAGTGTTATGGTAAGTAATACTAATTTTGATATAGATACTCTTAGATATAAAGCAGAGAGCAGGAGACTAAATGTATATAACAATGAGGGTGAAATTAAAGAGGAAATCATTGAAGTTTATAATTATCGCACCAGAGAAGTTAAGAGAATAAAATAAATTCAATAGGTGTAAATTCAATACCCTCAAATGTGAATTCAATAGGGGTGTGAATTCAATAGGGGTTGTTCCAAAAAAAATTGGTTCAATCCCTTTCTTTTTGCCAAATGTTAAAGTTTTGTTAAAATAATAAATGGCGTTGATTTTCTCGGCTTTCTGTATTTACTTTGACATGTGAAACATCACAAGCAAATTAAATATTAACTAAAATTTACTATTATGAAAAATGACAACTTACAATTAGAAATTAAACTTGATAAAAAATTATCCAAGTTTTTAGTAGGTTATATAAATGAAAGATTTCAATTCATGTCATATGGCACAATTGAACAAAAAAAGGATTTATTAGCTTTTATAATTTATTTAATCGCCAATCAACCATTTAATTGCTTTCAAATAGTTAGAGCTAATGTTCTACATGATATAAAAGGAATTTTGAAAAATGACAAATATTTCTCACCTCGTTCCTTTGGCTATTCAAAAAAAATCTCAATAACTAATTTATAAAACTATGAAAATTAAAGTTTATCCCTTGTTAAGTACACGCACACAAGAACCAGTCAAAAATCAATTTGAAATAAGAATTAATACCAGAGGAGGAACAAAAGTTTTTTTTCAGTCCTATAAAAGTATTATTTGTAAAATAGACAATCAAAAAATCTATCTTGATTCATACTACTGGGATTATTCAAGAACTACTGTTAAATATCTTAAATCCTTTTTATCTGATTTTATCGGCAACATTTCCACAGATGAAATAAGAAACAAAATAAAAACAAAGGAAATAAAATTAACTAACTTAAATAAGTAAACTCATGGCAAATCAAAAACAATTTAACGCACAATTTAAAAAAGTACATGATAGAATTATTTTAATGTATTTAGATTATTGGAATAACTTTTTAACGGTTGATAAATTTGCTGAACATTACGGCATTGACAGAAAAAAAGCAACAAATATTATTGATAGGGGGAGAGAATTATTTAACAATAAATAAAAATAAAACCTAATTAATTAAATATAACCGCTCTAAATGGGCGGTTTTTTTGTACCCTATATTTTGTTAAATGGTTGTAAATCAATAGAGAATAATTAAAAAGAGGTTGAATAGGTAGCTTCCTATCCTCTCAGACGCATTTTAAGGCACATTTAAGCGCACTTCTACACTTCAATAAGGGTAAGATACAATCGAGATGATTTTAAAGCGTCTCAGGGCTTATTTCAGGGTACTCTGCCTAGGTTTAACTTACTAGAGTATATTAGCCTACACTCTACACAAACAACAATCTCCAACTGCCACTTGGATTAGTCAGATACTTGTATTATATTGCAACGACTATGGCAAGAAAGCGCAAAGAGATGTTTATCGGAATCTACAGGAGCGACCAATGGAAGTGTTGTTCATGGTGCTTAGATAACAATATAAAGGTGTCTTTAGTGCCGAAAAGATACAACCAAGAAGATTACCAAGTCGAAGTAAATTTATTTGGCGATATAACTAAAAGCGATATAAGATACTCACTTGAAGATGCACAAATGAAATATTGGGAGTTATATTGCTTTCTCCATGACAAATACAATCAAGATTCTCCACATGACTAATTGGCACTAATATATATATAGTTATTTTTTTATCATGTTATATAGCAATATATACAGTAACACTGTATATTACATTGTAACTATGTGTGTATACAGAGTTACGTTATATAATGTAACACTATAGATATATAACTATATATATTAATATGCCATTTAGGCAGGTGCGGATTATTAAGGTACGTTTTATTGATTTTTAATTATTATATATATGAGAAAAAAGATTGAGTTAGAAGTTCCAACAACTCTAAATGATATTACTCTTGGGCAATACCAAAAGTACATTAAGGTATCAGATGAAAACGAGGGAGCAGATGAATTTCTAAATAAGAAGCTCATTGAAATATTCTGTAACATTACATTGCGTGATGTAGAACAGATACCGATGGTAGAGGCAGAGAAGGTTATAAATATCCTTGGAGAAGCATTTAAAGAAAAACCTAGTTTGATTAGGCACTTTAATCTTCTTGATGTTGAAATGGGGTTTATCCCTAAACTTGATGATATCTCACTTGGAGAATACATAGACTTAGAAAATACTATTTCTGATTGGCAACAAATGCACAAAGCCATGGCGGTGCTTTTCAGACCAGTTAATTTCAAGTCTAAGGATAAGTATACCATTGCTCCTTACTCTCCAAATGAGGACATTCAGAATCTCATAAAAGAGATGCCGATGGATGTTGTAATGGGAGCGATGGTTTTTTTTTACGCTTTAGGGAAGGAGTTGTCTCTAGCTACCCTGAATTATATGGAGATGGAGATGCGGAAGAATCCACAGACCTCTCAGCTCAAGGAAACTTTAGCTCAAAGTGGGGTTGGTATCAGTCAATTTACGCACTTGCTAAAGGAGATGTCCTCAAGTTCGATGACGTTACCTCACAAGAGCTTTTTAAGTGTTTAAACTATTTAGTGTTTGAAAAGGAAAAGAATCAGTTAGAAGCTCAGATGATTAAAAAAGCTTATAAGAAATAATGAAGACATATTATAACCTTATTGACAATATCTACAATTATTTAATTGGCAACAATAGTATCAATACCGTAACATTCGGTGATATCATGGAGGTAGACTTGTCTAAACAGACAATATTCCCACTTGCCCATGTTAATGTAAACGATGTCACTTTCGATGAATTTAAGATGACCTTTTCGATGAATGTTATAGTGATGGATATTGTAGATGAAGATAAAGACGATAAACAAGGGGTGGCAAAACCTCACTTGGGATTGGATAACAAACAAGATATTCTTAATTCAATGCTTACTGTTGTTAATGGATTGCAAAGCTCACTTCGTAGAGGTGGCATGGAAACGAATGACTTTGAACTTAATGAAGCTGCAACTGCGAGTTTGTTCGAGGATAGGTTCGAGAATCTGCTCACTGGTTGGTCAATGGTTATCAATATAGAAGTCCCCAATAATGATATGGCACTAATTAACGCTGATGGAAGCTCATGTCTATAGTTACTAAATTCAAAAATACAGATGCCTACATGAAATCATTCTCTAAGAGATTGGTTGAGCTTCTGCGTATTGAATTAGAGCGTAACAGAACAAGAAGCGGTTCAAGAGGCAGCTATAGTGGAAAAATTAATGATACAGGAGAATTGGCAAGAAGTCTTAAATCAATGTATCAAAAAACGGATTCAGGATTTTCATATGATATTCAAGGATTGGAATATGGTAAGGCAGTTGATGAAGGCAGAAAATCTGGCACACCTCCTTCTACAGGCAAGTTGATACCTTGGATAAAAAGTAAGCCTGTAAAGTTGAAAGATGCCGCTGGTAAGTTCGCCAAAGTTAAAGATAGACAATACAGAATAAAACAATTAGCATTTGCCATCCAGAATAAAATAAGAAGGGAAGGAATAAGACCCGCTAATTTCATAGACGATGCTATTGAGATTGCGATGCAAAAAATAAATTCTATAGCAGACCCAATAGCAAAGGATATCAATTTGAATTTAGACGAAATATTCAAGATGGCAGGTTACACTAAAAAAGGAGACGAATATATTATAGAATAATTATGGCAACATCAACAGGCGAAGTAGAGAAAATAAATGTTAGGAGTCCGTATTATCTAACAGTAGATTCAGCTGATGCCCCACCTGATTATACCCCCCCTGCAACAATAACTCAACCATTGGGGTGTGGAGAACAAATTAACATAGGAGAGGATGTAGGTATTCGAGTCTACGAAGTAGATGTAACTAATCGAAGTGGCACGTTTACTATAAATTTCACCATCAACATCCCTGTAAAAATCACGTATCAACTTACGGAGGATGCATCTCCCACAGTTGTGGGATATAAGGGTAATAATGAACATGAGGGTGACTTGTTGAAAGCAGGTGTACCTGCATCCGAATTAACTGGATTGAGTAGCGGAACAGCTCAAGGTGGTATTCCAATTACAAGAAGTACAGATTCAGCATCTACACTTACAATAACAGTAGAGGCTCCTATGGCTACTGATGATTATCAGTTGATAATGGCTTGTCCCGACGAAACACAAGTAGAAACACCTTCAGTTGGAACTCCTGCAAACAATACATTAGATACTGGCACTTACACATTATTAATGAGATTACCGTTTCAATATGTTGATACTTTAAGTAGTTCGATTAGAATGGAGATATATATTAATGGTGAGCTTATAGAAACGCTTACTCAAGCAATCTTAAATATTTCCGCAAGTACTACAAAATTAATAGTATTTAGTACTCAAACTGGATATAACTATACAGGGGGTGGTTCAGTAATAACTGTATCAAATGAAGAATTATTAGCAGACCAGTATAACAGCATAGGAATTAAGTTTATTACTGAAGGTACTAATGACCAAGTAACTCTAAATAAAATTGATTATGAGATAACAGGTTTATTCCAAAATCCAAATTCAGGACAATTAGAATGGGCAAGTCCAAGAGCTTACTCAGATTACAATTTCTATGGGTATGGAAGTTCTAGTAATGTTCCGAGTATACCTGTACCAAGAATTACAGCAGAATCATACTACCAACAAATATTTAGAGACCAAACGCAAAGGGTTATATATTTTAATCCTTCTGCTTACGAAGAAAACATACTACAAGTAAAACAAGGACAACATGGAACATCTGTAATTGGAGGTGAGACTGTAGAGAACATCTTTACTCAAAGTTACGCTGCATGGTCTTTCTAATAAAATATAAATAAATGGCAACAATATCAAAAGCTAAATTAGAAATATATATATACACTGGCGTAGCAGGGGAAAGACCAAGCGACCCTCAATATACTCTAGAAAAAAGTCTAATTCCAGATGAGGAAATTATAGTTTTCGAGGTAGCTGAATTAGTAAAAGATTATATAGATGTTTACTTCGATGGTGACTATGATACTATAAAACAAACTGCATGGGTAGACTTTGATATAACAAGAACATTTGATGATGATTCTATAGACACACTAACAAAAAGAGCTATAGCTTTTCTTGGATATGGTGAATTTAAGGATGGGATAAATCCAACTCTAAGCACATCTTTTTTGGCATCAAACACATATTTTTATATAGACTGTGGTAAAAGAGCTTATATACCAGTTTATGTATCAACAGATGGTACATACAAAGTAGAATACTTTAAGGGTAACACTTCATTGATTGCTTATAAGATAGGTGGGTCAGTTACCGATATATCTATAGATTCAAGGGGTGTTAAAATAGATAACACTACAGATAATTATAGAATTAGTCAAGTATCTATAAGAACAGCAGATTCTACTTTATTTCAAGAGCAGAAGGAAGTGCCACCTGAATCTGATAAGGTGATTGTAACCAGTCCTAATGGTACTACCGAAACAAGATATATAAGATGTTTAAAAGAATGTAAATACACTCCTCATAGAGTATCCTTCTTGAATAAATTTGGGGTGATGCAAGATTTGTGGTTCTTTAAACGTAGAGATGATTCTTTCGAAGCTGAAAGAGATGATTACAAACGTTCGATACTAAATATAGGGTCTACAGGGGTTTCTTATAGCCAGTATGACCATTCAAAACAATCTACAGATGTTAGAGCATCAGAAATGCTTAAAATGAACACAGGATTCATTACAGAAGACCATAATGAAGTTATAAAACAACTCATGGTGACTGAACATTGTTGGATTCACCAAGATGGAGACATCACACCTGTAGTTCCTAAAACCACTTCATTCCAAGAGAAAAAAGAAGTGAATGAGAAACTCATAGACTTTACAGTAGAATTTACTATAGCAAACAACTATATCCAAGATATTAGATGATAGACGTACAGTTATATATTGATAAGAGTAGTGACGATAATCAAGAATATGCTAGGGTTGATTTATTCGAGGACGAATCTATGACGTTGATTTCTTCTATACAAGATATAAAAGACTTCTCTAAGATATTCGCTGACTACTCAAGAACATTTAAGATTCCTGCTAACGATAGGAACAACAAACTGTTCAAGCATTTCTATAACCCAGATGTCAAAGGATTCAATGGTGCTACTAAGAAATTAGCTAAAATAAATTTGAATTATATGCCCTTTAGGGACGGTTACATATATCTCCAGTCTACAGAGATGAAAAATAATAAGGCGGCTAGTTACACGATTATATTCTATGGAGGTCTGATTAAACTAAGAGAGGCTCTAAAAGAAGAGAAATTAACCGCATTGGTTTCTAATTTAGATTCAGACTTAGAGAGATTAACTTATAACAGTGCAACTGTAAAGGAAGGACTTACTAACGGTTTGTTTGGTGGGGATATTATATACCCTCTCATAACATCAGAAAAAAGACTATATCACGACTCTTCTTCTGCATCCCCTAATTATGATGGCAATATATATCACGATTCCTCATCGCCAGATTCGACAAGAGGGGTTGCTTACACAGACCTAAAACCTGCAATAAAAGTAACTAAACTAATAGAGGCTATAGAATCTAAATATACCTTATCGTTCACAGGATTCTTCGATACTACACCACTGGATAATCTATATCTTTGGTTATCAAGAGAGGGTGGAGAAATAATAAATTATGGCACATCAGGGGAAATATCCAACAGCAAATCTATAACTGGACTTACTGCTTCTTCTGCTCCTACGGATAGCAATTTAACCATAGTAGATGATACTTGGACTTTTACACAAGACCCTTGGGCAAGTGATAGTTTCGATGTAATAAGATACGAATCTGAATTTAACATAACCATAAGCGCAGGTAGTTATGATAATGTGGTGCTTAAGGCTATTGATGAAATAACAGGGAGCGTTGTATCTGAGATATCAGCCTCTGGGGGTAATCAAACGATAACTCTACCCTCTAATGTTAATTATCAAAATGCAAATGTAAAAAATGCAGAGCCAAGGACATATAGAATTAGATGGGAGGTAGAATCATTTGGCGGTAGTATAACCTTTACTTCTGGACTTACTCTAAGAAAGAAGGTGGCTTTTGAGACTTTAGTTGAAGATACCTACAATGCTTTTAATGCATTGGGTTCTACAACATTGCCAGAACAAGACCTTGTAAATCACTTGCCAGACATAAAGGCAATAGATTTCTTGTCAGGATTATTTAGAGTTTTTAACTTGACTGCCTATGTGCAAGAACCATTGGCATCTGTTCCAGTTATAGAGGTTAGAACACTTGATGATTACTATGCCGATGCTGTCAATAATCAATCTAAAGGCACTATAGATATAGTGGATTTTGTAGATGTAGAGTCCCATGAAATCGAGGTAGCTAGACCATTTGCAAATGTATCTTTTGAATATGAGAAAACCGATACTGCTTTAATGGCAGCTCATGAAGCTACCCACAATAAAGTTTTTGGAAATACGATTTATTCTGCACCAGATGAATATGATTCAGGGGTAGATTACAAGGTTGAAGTACCATTTTCTCATCTTAAATACGAAAGACTGTTTGATATAGGGGCAACACCTGCATCTGAAAATGAGAATCTAACTGATATACAATGGGGGTATGCAGCGGGGGGTAGCTTTAAACACGAAGACTCGACTACAGAGAAGTCAACCCCAACAGGGAATTACAGTCCTCAGAAGATAGAACCCTTGCTTTTCTACGGAATAAATCAAACTATATCCGATGGTAATGGTATAAATTGGATTTCTGATTCAGTAGATGAAATAACAACTTACTGGAGACCATCTAATTCCAATGAGGAAGGAACACCAACTACACCTCCTGCTAATAGTTTAAACTTTGACACTGAGTTTGACGAATGGCAACTTAAAGTTTATAGGGAGTCTGACTCAGACTTAATAGTTGCAGATAACTCATTATTTGGAAAATACTATATAAACTATATCTCAGGAGCTTACAACGAAAGTAAAAGAATATTTAGGTATAAATGTTTCCTTCCTGCTAAGATTCTTGTGAGATATAAGTTGAATGACCAGATAAAGATACATGATAGACTATTTAGAATAAATTCTATAAAGACAAACCTAAAAATAGGGGCAACAGAAATAGAACTATTAAACTTGATACCAACACTAGATAATATAATATGATAAAGAACATCATAGATTTACTAAGTATAGATGACTGGTATGGTCAATCTGAAAATATAGATATAGCTAAAGGTAAGTATAAGGCAGTGGGAAATTGGAGTGAAGCTAAGAAACAACTAAAAAGACAATACTATGGCAACTAAATCTGTTATAATATCGGTTAGAGTAGACGAAACGGGGTCTAAAAAAGTTTCTGATTCGGTAAAAGAAACTACTAAAGATTTAAGTCAGCTTACCGAAGCTGAAAAAATACAAAGAATTGAGGCTGAAAAATTAAAAATAACAAATGCTTCGGTTGCCGCTTCATTTAGAGAACAAGCAATAGAACAGTTAAAAGTAGCTAATGCAGGAAAACCACTTAGAGCACAAGCAGGATTAAATAATGCTATACTTTTAGAAGGTTCGAGGTTGGCTTCTGATGCTGCCTATGGATTTCAAGGCATGGCTAACAACTTAGGTCAGCTTGTTAGTTTATTTTTTAGTTTTAGTAAAACAGCAGGTGGAGTTGTAAATTCCTTAAAAGAATTAGGAAAGAGTTTACTTGGTACTGGAGGTATATTAATTGCTGTTCAATTACTAATTGCTTTTGGTGACGATATATACGATTTTTTCATGGGAAGCTCAAAGGCTGCCGATGAATTCAAAAAGAAAATAGATGATGCAACTCAGTCACTGAGAGACCAAGCAGGTTTATTTGAAGAATTGAATCTTATAAGGGCGAGAACTAATCTTGGATTTGACCAATTAGTAAAAACATATGATAGGTTAATCTATAAATTCCCAGAAATAGAGAAAGCGGCTGAATTCTTGAAGATAGATAAAACAGATGAAGCTTCTCTAAACAACTTCCTGCTAAAATATAATGAGCTCGTAGATGCAAGGGTTGCAGAAAAAGGAGCATTAGAGGAATTAAAAATTATAAGGGATGAAATAAACAAAGCCACAAAAGAAGGAGATGCCGAGAAATTAACACAGCTTCAAGATGACCAAACTATAGCTGTAATACGATATGAAGAAGCTCTGGATAATTTAAAGAAACTCGAAATAAACCTCGGTTTAGACAGGAAAAAACAACAGAAAAAGAACAAAGAATCAAGGAGGGATTTTGTAGCAGGTCAGCTTAATTTCGAGAAAGAAATAATAGAATCAGATAATAGAATATCTAAATCTTTAGTGAGTAATAAAGATATAGAGATTAAAGCGGAGGCAGATGCCACGAAGGAAATAGCTAAATTAAAGCAAAGAGATTTTGCAGAAAGGCAACAGCAAAGGGTAGATGCAATAAAAAATGCTGATGATAGAGCCAAAGCACAAAAAATTGCTGACAGAGCCATAGCAGATTCAAGAACATCACTTAATGAGTATTTAATACAAATAGATACCGAAACAAGTCGAAAATTAAATCAACGAAAGTTAGAGGATTTAGATAAAGCAACGGAATTACTCGAAAAGGAATTAAATGCAAGGATTATTGCTCAAGAAAAGTTTGAGATGTCCATGGCTCGTAATGATTTTGATAGAATAGATATTCAACGACAATTAGAAGAGGCAAAAACCCAAACAGTCTTAGATAACCTTGAAAGGCAAAGAACAGCAGCTATTGTAGCGGGAGAAGAAACTATTGGTATAGAACAACAAATAACTAATGCGAAAGAAGCTTTAGCTGAGACAAATAAAAAAATTGACCGAGATGAAGCAGATGCTAAATTAGCCACCGCTAACTATGTCGCACAAGCTATAACTGCAATAGCAGGGGAAGGTAGTGCTTTAGGTAAAGCTGTATCTGTAGCTATGGCTACCATTAACACTTATGAGGCTGTTACTGCTGCTCTTGGAGCTAAACCATACGGACCATGGAATATTGCTCAAGCAGCAGCTACTGCGGCTTTTGGATTTCTTCAAGTGAAAAAAATATTAGCAACCAAGTTACCTGGTGGTGGTGGTAGTGGAGGCGGTGTAGGTGGAGCTGCTCCATCGGTAGAAGCACCTGACTTTAATGTAGTGGGAGCGTCAGAAACATCTCAGCTTAGTATGGCTGTAGCAAGAACAAGAGAAGAACAAAAAGTTAATTTAGTGTGGGATGATTTAGAAACCTATAATAACATTGCAGATAAAACAGTTAATATCGCTGCATTTTAAATAATAAATTATGAGAATTATAGAATTACTTATTGATGAAGATGCTTTACTATCAGGAATAGAAGCTATATCTATTGTAGATAAACCTGCAATAGAAGAAAACTTCATTGCCCTAAAAGAACAAACAAAAGTTAATCTTGCTGAGATAGATAAGGAGAAACGTATTTTAATGGGTGCTGCCCTAATTCCTAATAAGAATATTTATCGTACAGATGGAGAGGATGAATACTACATTTATTTCTCTGACGATACTGTAAGAAAAGCAAGTGAATTATTCTTGATGAGGGGTAATCAAAACAAATCTACATTGGAACATGAAGCTGAACTCAATGGGCTTAGTGTAGTAGAGAGTTGGATTATAGAAGATGATGTTCATGATAAAAGCAGAAAGTATGGACTGGATATGCCAGTTGGGACTTGGATGGTTTCTATGAAGGTAAATAATGATGAAGTGTGGGAGAACTACGTTAAAACAGGATTAGTAAAAGGATTCTCTATAGAGGGGTATTTCACTGATAAACTTGAGATGTCCAAGATAGAAAACCACATAAACGAGAATGAAGCTACAGAGATTCTTTTTGAGGTACAAGACTTCCTTGACTCAAAGAAGTACGAACTAAAAACATTTAACGATTACCCTGAGTCTGTGTCAAACAACGCTAAGAAGGTGTTAAAATACGTTGATGAAAATGGTTGGGGTTCTTGTGGAACTGCTGTAGGAAAACGCAGAGCCTCCCAATTAGCCTCTAGAAGCAATTTAACGGTGTCTACTATAAAAAGGATGTACTCCTTCCTCTCTCGTCACAAAAGCGATTTAGAGGCTTCTAAGAGCTATTCTGATGGATGTGGCAAGTTAATGTATGATGCTTGGGGTGGATTATCGGCACTTTCTTGGAGTAGAAGTAAATTAAGAGGTCTTGGTGAAATAGAGATGGCATCTATGGTTATAGATGATGATTATGCTGTTATAAACGATAGGTTAGCATTTTCTACAAAAGAAATGGCAGAAAAAGCTGCTAAAGACTTAGGATGCGAAGGGCATCATGAGCATGAACTTGATGGTAAAACTTGGTATATGCCATGTAAGCAACATACACTTGCTGAAGTTGATAGTAAGGGTAATGTAAAGAAAAGTCCTAAAGCTCCCAAGTCAGGCACTCCTAATAAGAGTCCTAAAGGTGAGGGTTCTGCTAAAGGAGACGCTTCTGGAAAGACGGGAGCTAAAGTATCTGCTAAAGACAAAGCATCACTTAAAAAGAAATCTGATGAATTCAATAAGAAATATAAAAGTAAATTGGGTTATGGTGTTACTACTGGTGTCCTTGCCTCTGTTTTTCAGCGTGGTCTTGGAGCTTTTAACACATCTCATAGCCCTAAAGTTAGGTCAGCTTCTCAGTGGGCTTTTGCAAGGGTTAATGCCTATCTATACTTAATAAAGAACGGTAGACCTCAGAATCCAAAGTACACAACGGATTATGATTTGCTACCTAAGAAACACCCAAAATCAAGGAAGGCATGATTAGAAGAAGAAGAAGAAAATTTACCTACAGTAGAACATCACCTAAAAACGATAGGAGAGCTTGTCTATGCCCAGATGGAAAAACGTATTCAACGGAATGTTGCGATGGGAGTTTACAAGCTCAAGGAATAGGTGTCGTTACAAATTCCGCTCCTGCTGTTAGCGCAGGGCACTCAGCTTATCGTATAACTAACTGTGACGATGGACACCATAAAAACGCACATTATCATGGAACTTTAAATGTTGGAACTACCTATTACATGACCTTACAGAATGGTCAAGAAGGGTGTTATACTGTAAATGAAGAAAGAAACTTTGAGGGTGTTGAGATTATAACGTCAATAGGCATACCTTTTGATGATTGTGCTGAATGTACTGCTTTAAGTTCAGAGGTATTAGACCCAGAGGGAGACCCTGCTCCAAGTTGCCCTGATAGAGTGTTAGTATTCCAAATATGCAATTCAAACTCCGTTACAGACGATAACTTCGATATATATCTAAATGGCACTAAAATAGGCGATGTTGATTTGAATTCTAATGAACTGATAGGCTCTGTCTTTATAGCTTCAACCAACACTGATTTGGTTATAACTGAAGCTGACTTTACCTGTCCTATAGGGGGGATGGTTATCCATAGATTTGACCCATCATTATTATATTCTGGCACCAACACAATATATATGAAAAACACTCAAAACAATGCAAGTGGTAATGCTGGAGCAGTAGAAGTGAGGAATTATGAAGTGAGTGGAAACAATCTATTGAACCCTTGTGATATTCAAGACTTGTCTTTTGGAGGTTCAAGTGGAAGTAATTTCTATCGAGAATTTACATTCAATGAATGTTGTCCATAAACAAAAATCTAACACTATTCAGTAACTATATTATTTTATTATAAATAAAAACATCATGGAGGGTACAAAAGCAACAACAATTTTAGACGAAATTCTACAGAAGTTGTCCTTGCTTACCAAAGAAGATGAACTTGCTCAGGATATCATGGAAGAAGAAGTCCAAGAGGAAGTGTTGTCTTCCGAAAGTAAAGAGGAAGCTGTAGAGGAAGTCGCAGAAGAATTAAATGAAGAATCAACTGAAGAAGTATCTGAGGTTGAGGCTGAAGAAGAAGTTGAATTGATGGAAGGTTATGTTACTGAAGAAGATTTTAAATCTGCCATCTCTGCAATGAAGTCTGAACTTGATGCTCTTAAAGAAGCTGTTAAAGGCGAACTACAAGAGTACAAGAGTCAAAAAGAAGATTTGTCTAAGCAATTAGAGAAGTTATCCGAAGAACCTGCTGCCGAACCAATTAAACATAGTCCAGAGGCAGATTCAAAAGGTAAGTTGGACATCAACCTAAACAACTCTAACAGACCCGCTAGTACTATGGGTAGAGTTTTAAGTAGAATTAATTCATAAATAATAAATAACTAAAATCAATTAAAATGGCAGGAGGCGAAAGTTTAACCACACCGATAACCACTACTTATGCAGGGGAGTTTGCAGGAAAATATATTTCTGCTGCCCTATTGAGTGGTTCAACATTGGCTAATAATCTAATTACGATTAAACCCAATGTTAAATTTAAAGAAGTACTAAAGAAAGCTGTATCTGGCGATATTGTAGCTGATGCAACTTGTGACTTCACTAAATCAACAGGAGTACTCGCTTTGAGTGAGAGAATCCTACAACCTGAAGAATTTCAAGTAAATTTGGAGCTTTGTAAAAAAGATTTTGTATCTGACTGGGAAGCGGTTCAGATGGGATATTCTGCTTACAGTGACCTACCCCCAAATTTCTCTGATTTCTTGATTGCTCATGTAGCTGACAAAGTAGCTCAAAAAGTAGAGCAAACTGTATGGAATGGCACTAACGCAACTGCAGGTGAATTTGATGGGTTCCTTACTACTTTAGGAGCTGATTCAGACGTAAATGATGTTACCACTACTGAAACATCTGTAACTGCTGCTAACGTAATCCAAGAGCTTGGAGCTACTGCAGATTTAATTCCATCTACTGTATACGGAAAAGAAGACTTAACTATCTATGTTGCTTCTAACGTATATAGAGCTTATGTAAGAGCTTTAGGTGGATTCGGAAGTATCGCTTCAAACGCAGGAGCTAATGGTACTGACAACAAAGGTACTCAATGGTTCAACGGAGGAGCATTGACATTTGATGGTATCAACGTAGAGTTGGCGCAAGGTCTACCAAGCAACAAAATGGTTGCTGCTGAGAAGTCTAACTTGTTCTTTGGAACTGGTCTACTATCTGACCATAACCAAGTTAAAGTTATTGATATGGCTGATATCGATGGGTCTCAAAACGTAAGAATCGTTATGAGATATACCGCAGGTATTCAACATGGAATTGGTGGAGATGTTGTACTTTACTCTATCTAATAAATAATTAACCAAGAAATAAGGGTGGGTAAGCCAAGTGCCTACCTACCCTTTTTTATTTAAAACATAAAAGATATGAGTTGTGATTTAACTGGTGGGAGACTAAAACCATGTAAAGATGCTGTAGGTGGTATAAGAAAAATTCATTTTGTAGATTTCGGAGATTTAGGAGCTGTTACTGTTGGTTCTAATGATGAAGTTACAGATATGGGTGGTACTTTTACTTATCACACTTACGATGTTAAAGGTAATTCTTCCTTAGAGACAAATATTCAAAGTTCTTTAGAGAATGGAACAACATTCTTTGAACAAGTAGTAAATGTAACGCTACACAAACTAAGTAAAGAAGATAATAAGGAATTAAAGTTAATGGCATACGGAAGACCTCATGTTTTCCTAGAAACTTTTGACGGAAGCCTTCTTCTTGTAGGGAGAGAACATGGTGCTGAAGTAACTGGAGGTACTATGGTTAGTGGAACTGCAATGGGAGACCTTCAGGGGTATACTCTGACTCTTACTGCAAATGAGACCACCATGCCTAATTTTGTTGATGGAGCTACTACTGCTGACCCATTCGTAGGTATGACTTCTGCTACTGACACCCCTTCTACACAAAGGGCAGTGTAGTATTAGGAGTATAGTGTAGATTTAAAGAGGGGGCTTTATGCCCTCTTTTTTATTATATAAAACAAAAATGCAGTTTTGCGTTACTTTAGTATGGAGATTCTAACAACTTCGACATCAAATCAATCGCTCACGATTGTGCCGAGAATAGATGCCAGTTCGCCAACTTTATCCCTAACAGATAAATCCACAAGAACTACATCTACAGTAACCGTCTCAAAGACCTCACAAGGCGATTACATGGTGCTTACAGGCACTTTCTCACTTAAAGAGGGTAATCAGTATACCTACAGGGTAAAAGATGGCTCTACGGAGATATATAGAGGTTTAATATTCTGCACTGACCAAACTGGTTTAGATAAGTATTTTGCTAATACTGGAGAATATGTAGAGGAAAATAGCTACGATAATGATTTTGTTATTATATAATGAGTAAGAATAAATCAATCAAAATGGCAAGAAATAGAGCCAACGTGAATTCAATAGTAAAAAAGGTGGAGCAATCTATCCACGTTATAGGATTGTCATCTTATAGTAGACCAGAGGTCAGTGAGAATGGCAGGAATGATTGGGTTGAGTATGGAGATGAGAACGATTACTTTGACTATCTAATAGATAGGTATAATGGGTCTCCAACCAACAATGCTTCTGTAAATGGAATATCAGAAATGATATACGGTAAGGGATTAGATGCCACAGATAGTGAAGATAAACCTACTGAGTATGCTGAGATGAAAAAGCTACTTAGGAAGGATTGCATGAAGAAAGTATGCTACGATTACAAGATGATGGGACAAGCTGCTGTTCAGGTAATATATAGTAAGGATAGAAGTAAAATTGTTCAAGTAGAACACATGCCAATCGAAACATTGAGAGCTGAGAAGGTTTCTAATGATGGTGAGATAAAAGCGTACTACTATTCTTCTGATTGGATTAACATAAAACCGAGTGATAAACCTAAACGCATTCCTGCTTTTGGCACTTCAAACCAAGGCATAGAAATTCTATACATCAGACCCTACAGAGCAGGTTTTTACTACTACTCTCCTGTAGATTATCAAGGAGGGCTACAGTATGCGGAACTTGAAGAAGAAATAGCAAACTACCATATAAACAACATTCAGAATGGTCTTGCACCATCGATGCTTATCAACTTCAATAATGGAGTCCCAGATAAGGAGCAGAGAGATGAAATAGAAAGAGCTATATACAATAAATTTAGCGGCAGTTCAAACGCAGGTAAGTTTATCTTAGCTTTTAATGACAGTAAAGAATTAGCGGCTACTATAGAACCCGTGCAACTTACGGATGCTCATCAACAATACCAGTTCCTTTCTGATGAGTCCATGAAAAAGGTTATGGTGTCCCATAGAATTGTATCTCCAATGCTTGTAGGGATTAAAGATAATTCTGGTCTTGGTAATAATGCAGAGGAGCTTCAGACAGCATCAGTATTGATGGATAATACCGTTATAAGACCAATGCAGGTTACTATTCTTGATGAATTGGAAAGAATACTTGAATACAACAATATAGATTTAGATGTGTACTTTAAGACATTACAACCTCTTGAATTCACCGACTTAACTAACGCAGTTACCGAGTCTGAAATAGAGAAAGAAACTGGTGTTAAGAAGGACTCTCAACAAACAGAAGTTGAACCCCAAACAGAAGAAGAATAATGGCTACAGCTTTATTTATAAAACGTCAAGATTTAGTAAAGAATACAGCTCTTAGTGGTAATGTAGATACTGATAAGTTTATACAGTTTATTAAACTAGCCCAAGAGATTCATGTTAGAAATTACCTTGGAACGGATTTATACAATAAGATTAGTGCTGATATAATTGCAGATACTTTGGCAGGAGACTATTTAAATTTAGTCAATGACTATATTCAGCCTATGTTAATCCATTTCGCAATGAGTGAATATCTTCCTTTTGCTGCCTATACAGTTGCTAATGGAGGTGTATACAAACATACAAGTGAGAATAGTCAGTTAGCGGAGAAAACGGAGATTGATATATTGATAGCAAAGGAAAGAGATTATGCTGAGTACTATGCCAATAGATTTATAGATTACATGAGTTTTAACGCATCATCTTTATTCCCTGAGTACTACACTAACAATAACGAGGATATATATCCAGATAAGGATGCACTCTTTAACGGCTGGGTGTTTTAATCATGGGATATAAAAAAAAGAAGACTAAGGTTAAAACAACCTACAAGCCTAAAAAAGAAAACGAAATAAAGTTAAATAGTTATATTATAAAGGAAAAGATTTAAATGGCAAATTCGATAGGTTGGGGTAAGATTTACTGCTTTACGGAATTCGGAAACGAAGATTTCACTGTAGCAGAGGCGATTCCTCATTTTTCATCTCCTGATTGCTTTTTAGATTCTTTACAGGGGGGACAAACAGAAACATTGGCACTAACAATAGATGACAACCAATTATACAGTGTAGATTCTATGGATTTAAGTGCTGACTTAACATTAGTAACATTATTCGAATAAAAAAATAAATTATGGCTTCACAAAATTTAAATGTATCAACAGCTAACAGCGGACAAGGAGATAAGCTCAGGGACGCTTTTGTAGCAGTTAGACAAATGTTCCATGATATATATGGAAGCACAGACAGTTATACAGACGCACTTGACATAGGTGGTTTGACTTTTAGCGAAAATATTCAAGACATAATTGGTGCAATGGTTTCGGGAAATACAGAAACTAACATCTCAGTAACTTATGATGACACATCAGGTAAACTTAATTTTGCCGTATCAGCTGACATAGAAGATGTAAACGCAGGTGGTGGTCTAACAGGAGTAAATGAATCAGGCGGAAGTGCTACACTAAACGTAGGAGCAGGTACTGGTATAACAGTAAACACTGATGACGTTCAGATTACTGACAACGGAGTAGACCATCAACAATTACATCCAAGTTACACAGAACTATCACCTCTAGGGACAGGAAGTGCTTTTGCTTTAAATTTCGATTTGGCAGCAACTTTCACAGCTACAATGGATAATAATTCAACATTTACAATTTCAAATGCTCAACAGGGACAGGTAATAGATTTGGTAGTAAGTGGTAATCATACCGTAACTTTTGCGGAAACAGGCTCTACCTTTAACAAAGTAGGTAGCGCGAACTACGATGGCTCAACAGACAATATAATCCAGATAATGTGTACTGATGATACAGCAGGAGCTAAAGTATATCACTTTGCAGTAGGAACTTATACATCTTCAACAACAGCATAATTATGAAAGCAAGAGTAAAAAACGGACAAGTACAGGTATACAAAACATTACCTTCTACATACACTAAGTCAGATGGAAGTGTAATACTAAACTTTAGAAAGGCATCTACAGAAACTATAGAAGCAGAAGGTTTTTATGATGTAGTAAAACCAAGCTATGACCCACAAACTCAAAACAGAGGCGGTTTGCAATGGGATGAAAGTAAAAAGATATTTACGTTTCCTATAACCGATATTGACTTTAATAAGGAGGTAGATGTTATCGGAGAAGATGGAGAGCCAACAGGAGAAAAAGAAAAAAGGTATAAGATAGCTGACATCAAAGCAAGTAAGATAGCAGAGATAAAATCTAAGGCAGGTAGTTTGTTACAACCCACCGATTGGCAAATTATAAGAAAAGCAGAGAGGGACATTGCTATTAGTTCGGATGTTGCAACAGAGAGAGCAGGAATACTTACAGAAGCCGATAGGTTAGAAGCTGAGGTAAATGCTAAGAAGTCTTACAAGACTGCATTGCAATACAACGTACAATTTTTTCCTTCATCTGAAATAGAATAATATGAGTTTTAATAAGAAGTTTTTTACCACAGGAGGTATAGTAGCTTCATCTGGTGATGCGGCTTGTTTAACCGAAGATGTAAATCCATTTACAGGAACATCTGCTGATGAAGGTGTAGCTTTATATTCTTTGGATTATGATGCAAGTGAAGCAAGTGGTTCTTACGATGGCACACCTTCCAACGTTGACTTCGGAGTAGGAGGTAAGATAAACTATGGTGCAAGGTTTAATGCAACTAGTAGTAACATAAATATTGGGGGCAATATAGTTAATAGTCTAACCAAATTATCGGTTTCTATGTGGGTGTATTGGGATGGCACAAATAGCGGGGATGATGATTATTTTATTGCATTAGGAAAATCA